TTGGCGACCATCCGCACGCTGCTGAATAGCTGCCTGGACAAGCCCCCGAAGCTTACGCAGTACGCAGAGCCGAGGGTGCGCATACGATGGGAGCCGCCCCAAGTAATTGCCGCCGTCATCCAGGGCATCACTCTGCCATGGCTGCGCGACGCGGCAGTGGTAGCCGTAGCCACCGGCATGCGGGAATCAGAACTGTTTGGACTGACGCCATCCAGCGTGAACCTTGCGGGCCGCAGTGCCTGGGTGTCTCATGATGAGGCCAAGTCTGCCAGGGCCCGTGCCGTCCCGCTCAACGATGACGCCATGGCCGTGATCCAGCGGCGCTTGGCGACAGCCTCCCGGTATGTGTTCACCCGGGACGATGGGGACGGCAGGCGGGTGGGCAAACACGACCGACGGGCGTTCCAGCGTGCATGCGCGGGGGCCGGGGTAGCCCACTTCAAGTGGCACGACCTGCGGCACACTTGGGCCAGCTGGCATGTTCAGCGCGGCACGCCCCTGCTTGTACTGAAGGAACTGGGCGGCTGGGAGCGGATCGAGATGGTGCAGAAGTATGCCCACCTGGCGCCCAGCCATCTGGCGGCCCACGCCGAGACGGTCAATTTTTGGTCAATCTCGAACGGGCAAGAAAAAACGCCGCTGGTCAGAGCGGCGTAAGTTCTTGATTTCTAAGCAGTTTAGTGGGGTGGCTGATGGGACTCGAACCCACGACAACCGGAATCACAATCCGGGCAGCTTTCTAGGATTTATGCGGCTCTCCGCCGAATTTCTTCTAATATCGAGACGAATTGAGCCACGCAAATATGCGGCTCTGCGCCAAGATATTAGAAAGGAATTCGCCTATGTGTTCCCACTACCAGGGCATCAAAAAGCGCGAGCAGCTGGAGAAATACTTTCGCAGTCGGGGCATTCCACTGCCGCCGAACTGGGACATGTGGCCGCGCCGCCTTGGGGAGTTCGTCAGAAGACCGCCTGAGTGGGATTCAGGGGATGAGGCCGTCCCTGAGCGGGAGGTTGAGATTGGGCGATGGGGGCTGATCTCTGCCATGACCCGGGCCGATGGCCTGGCAAAGGCGGAGAAGTTGTCGACGTTCAATGCCCGGTCGGAAACCGCGCACAAGTCCTTCACCTTCGGCAATGCATGGCGCAAGGGGCAGCGGTGCATCGTGCCCGCCGAGGCAGTCTACGAACCTGACTGGCGATCAGGGAAGGCCTTGGCCACCCGCTTTACCCGCGCTGATGGCGCCCCGCTAGGCATCGCAGGCCTGTGGGATCAGTACAAGGACGCCGACGGCAACTGGCGGCTGTCGTACACCATGCTGACGATCAACGCCGACCACCACCCGCTGTTTCGTGAGTACCACCGGCCCGACGACGAGAAGCGCATGGTCGTGATCCTGCCGGATGGCGCCTACGATGACTGGCTGACGGGCGCGGGCGACACGCGCGACTTCCTGCAGCCCTTCCCTGCCGACGCCCTGGTGGCCACACCGGAGCCGAAATAGGGGACGCTATTGGCCGGGCTGGCTTGGATATACTGTACAACCATACAGTAGATTGCCATGCCAAACTGCACCATTAAACGCACACATCGCCTGGGCCGCCCGTTGGAAGACCGAGATTGGGAGGCTGTGCCCGGCCCCGTCATGATGTACTCCATCTTCCGCGAGGACATGAAGCGCTACGTCCAATGCTTCAAGGTCATGCGGCGGGATGCCGGGGCGACTTTGCCCTCTCCTATTCCCGACTTGATGGACGTGGAGCTCCTAACCTTTTCAACTGATCGGGCCATGATGGCACGCGGGTTCGAGGAGGTGCGCGGCACCCGGTATTACCAGGGCTGGTATATCGAGTGGATCAGGTGATGGGCGAAGACAACGGAATCCTGGCCCACGTGGGCGGCGGTTACCACGCGGCTGCCATTCAGAAGCTACCGCCGGCCGCCGAGGCCGAGGAACGGTCCTACGATGTCGTCATCGAAGCCGGTCACGCGGGCTGGGTCAGGATCTACTTTCAGCGCATGCGTGCGCGCCACCACAAACACAGCCATTGGTTCTGGCAGGCTTACCGCGCCGAACCGGTCAACCCGCCCGACGACGAACTCGCCCCTCAGTAACTACGTATAGACCATGCGAAAGGTCGTGGGCACACTCAAGCCCATGACCGAATTGGAACACTGGGAAGCGCGGGCGACTGAGTTCGGCCTGCTGTTGCATGAGCGTCAGGCCGTGCTGGCTGCGGCTGGCATGCTGTCGGGCGCTGTGGCCTGCTGCATTGACGTGCTGGAGCGGCCCACAGAGACGGCAGTGTTGGCCGTATTTGCGGAGGCGTGTCGGCGGGCGAATGCGCCTGGCGAGATGCCTGTTAGGGGTTAGCCTGCTGTACCGCCCTGATGTACCCCTGCAGGCCGTTCACCTGATCCGCCCAGCGGGCAGCGTCTATGGCCAGCTCCCCATACTCCGCGTAGCACGCTGCAAAACCTCCGATCCAGTCGGGGCCGGAATCATCAGGTCTGCTGCCGGCTCGGGCAGCCGAGGGGTCACGGCCATTGGCGAGCAGCAGCCGGTCAAGACGAGTACGGGCAGCAGCCAGGTCACGCTGCGCAGCTTCGCGCGCCAGAACGGCGCCGCGGTGGATTGCATCTGCACGGTCTTTCTCCGCTTGAATGCCGCGCTCGATAGCGGCGGTAAGGGCTTGGGCCTCAGTCTTGGCTGCCGCCTCCCCTGCCAGGTAGCCAGATGACCAGCGCCATTCCCACGCGAGAGCAGCCCCAATTACCAGCGCCACCACCGCGAGCGGCTTCCAATACTTCACAAGCCAGATAGGCATATCTGCCGCTCCGCTTCCCGCCTGCGCTCCAATCCCCGCAATTTCTTGCCTCCGGCATATACCCAGCGCGGCAACTGGTTGCACGCGCCCCGTACATCGCCCGCCCTCAGCATCCGCAACAGGGTCGAGCCGCCATAGGCGCCGGGCCCGACGTTGTAGACGAAGCTGGTAAGCGCGACCCTCACCCCATCAGGCAAAGGCCGGCTTACCGACTTGTCCACCACCGCCAGGGCTTTCACGACTTCCTGCCGGGTCAGATCGTCGCACTGCTCAGGCGTAGCCACATCACCCATCTTCACGCCGTGCGTGTACCCCTCGCAGATCGTGGGAATGGATACCGGGTCAAGATAGGCCACCAGCGAACGACCCTCATATGCCGCCACCAGCGATACGGCTGCGGTGATTACGCCGCCTGCGATCTTGCTTGCTGCCTTCACTTCCCCATCCCCTTCCAGGCCGAGTAGGCGGTAATGACCGCGGTGACCAAGCCAACGATGTAGGCCAGCGGCTTCGCCAGCCTACCGAGCCCCTGCAATACCTTGAACCCCCCGGCGAGCGCCTGGAATGTTTCGACGATGTCCCGCGTGTTCTTCTCTACCCGGTCGATGGATTCCGTGTTGCGCTGTGTGGCCTGTTTGAATTCGGCCAGATCGCTACGGCACTCCGCCAGGTCATCTTTCATTTGGACGACCTGGCCATGAAGCGACTTGATGAATGCCTCGGAGTAGTACTGATCGGGCGGAGGGTTGTCGATCTTCATATCAGCCGTAAACTTTGATGTAGTGCAGGGATGCGCCGGTAAACAAACGCTCCGCGTCCTGCTGCTGACCGCATCGGAGCTTGCTGTACGTCGAGGTTCCATATGCGGATTCAATGCTGCTTCCGCCGTTCAATGATGCATAGCCAGTGAACGACTTGCACCACATGTAGATGCGGGCTTCCGTTTCGGAATTGCGCCAAACGACCAGCTCGGTGTTCCCGAGCGGGTACCGGCCAGCGTCGGTGACATCTGTACGGCGCGGGTACAGAATCTCGTTGAAGCAAGCCTTGTCGGCAGTCGCGTTGTACAACTGTGACAGCTCCATCCCGAGATAGACCGTGCGGCTGCGCATCGTCCCCTGGATGTCGCAGATGAATTCCGCCGACCCGTCACCGAAGCGATAGTCGCTGTAAGTCGTCAACTTTCCAGATATCTGTGTACTTTGCTTAAGGAGAATCCCCCGCTTGCACGCAACGGGGACGCCCTTGGGAAACAATTCCACAGCTTGGCCATCGATTACCCACTTTGGTGGAATCAGAGCTTCCTCACGACCGTGGTAAGAGCCGGTGAACGACGGCGGCTCGGCGTCGTTGTCATAGATGGCGTATTCATGGGCGCCCGCGTTGGTCACGTAATGGCGGTACGAAGGGAGCTGGAAAGTGGCGTAGTTGTCATACGCAACCTCCCGGCGCAGCTCGTCGGGCCTGTCAGCATTGACCGCCACCAACACCATATAGCGCGAAGATGTGCCCGAATCCTTCTGCGTAACCGTAATCGGGATCGCTGCCAGGGATCGTGTTTGTAGTATCACCGTGTGCAGGGAGGGCCCCGAGGCAGAGGCGTCCTCCAAGGAAATCGTCTCGGTCACAGCTCCCCCCACGCCGAGGTAGCTGATTTCAACCGAGCGAGACATGGACGCGCTCTTCAGAAAGGTGAGCTTTATCTGCCCGTTCTTGTCCGGCTTGACCGAGAAGCTGACGCTATCGTCGACGGTGGCGGTACGCCGACAAGCAATGGCTGTGCTCGGTGTGCCCGCCGTGCTGCCAGACTCCATACCGATAACCGCTGGAGTTACCGAGTAATTGGCCCATCCGGAGCCGGAGTAAACCGCGCCTAAGGGGGCCGCTTCGGCCACAGACTGATAGGCCAACGCCTCACCCAGCGCAAACACGGATTGGATCCGCTGCAACTCCCAAGGGCCTGTATCGGCTGCTGCTGACGCACGGACCCGAATTGAGACGTACTCTTCACGGTGAGCGTTCTTCGTCACCACATAAAAGCCGTCGTCGCCCTCATCTTCTGCCGATCGGTACCGCACCACGAACCCGCCTGAGAACTTCAGCTGTGGCATCGTCTCCCGCACGGACTCTGCGCTGACGGCGCCCCCGACGATCACCCCGCCTCCGATTCGCCCCACATTGATCGGCGTACCACTCAAGGTAGCGGTACCTTCACACCACACATCAACACTGTTGAAGTCGACCGAATCGAAGGCGTAGGTCTTCCCCGGCAACAGGCGGATGCTGTTTGCTCCAGACGACGCGGCCCGAGCGAGTGCGGGTCCGTCGTCGTCATCATCCACATGCGCAAAATCTTCTGGCGTTACCCACTCTCTACTCTTCTCCAGCATCCGCCGAGACGCTGCCAGAGTTCCGTTCTGCTTGAACGCCACCATCCCAGCGCCGCTGTTTTCGGTCGACGCATCCGCCAAATCGGCACGGATCGAGTTAACCCCGTTCCCTGCCAGCTCCGCATAGGACTCAGCAGAAAGCGCAGCCGACTCAGCCGCTTCTTTGGCTGCCAGGGCTTCCGGGGTTACGTCCCCCCTATCCCCCTTCGGGCCCTTAGCCTGAATCTCCACGACGGTAACCCCGCCGCTATCGACTTCCTGAACAATCATCGCGTCACCTCACGACTGATGAACCAGCGGCCCTGGAGCAGGCGCACAATGTCCCCGCCCTGATAGACGATCTCCAAGTCGTAGGCGCCAGTCAGTTGCGTCAGCGGAGCGGTGCGCTCCGGTTCAAGTTTCAGCTCGACCGTTCCAGCTGTCCCACCGAGAACAATGTCCCCGTCCCCTGTGGACAGCGACAGAACCAGGTCGTCCGGATGGATGTATCTCATCTGCATGCGTGCTTCGCATCCGCTGAGATCTACCGGCTCCCCTTCGCTGTCTTTCCAAGTGAACAGAAGCCTAAAAGTGGCGCCCTGATCTATGTGAAGGTCGTAATACCCGGCGTTCATGGCTACCCCACTAACGCAAAAAAACCCGCGGCTCGGCGGGCTTTGTGCTTGTTGAATTTTCGGCTACGCCTCGATCAACGCAGCCGCCTCAAATAGGTCGTCCATCTGCTCGCTACTGATCCCTGCCTTGTCAGCCAGGTAGGCCAGCGCGGGACTCGTTCGACTCCAAGCGGTTGCCCGCTCCCATGCCCAGCGGACTTCAGCGGGCGTTTCAGGATCGTCTACTGCAGCCTGTACGGCGGGCATGAGGCCGGCGTTGATGAGGGCGATTCCGCCCTGTGCTGCGGTGACCTCTTGCGGAGCAGGAGGGGCCGGCTCTACCCAGCTGCCGTCCGCCGCCGCCACGTAATGGTCGTATGGGCGCTGGGCCTGCATGACGATCGAGCCAGCCGGTTGGTCGCCGCCAACGTACTGAAAGTTTTCGCCAACAAACGCATACACCGGGTCCATTAGATCGCTCCTTTGACTTTCCAAACCTTGACGCGGCACGGCGCTGGCCCACTTATGGCGCTGGCATTCCCATGCGCTCCGCCGCCCTCCACGGAGGGCCCCATCAAGAACTGTGACCCGGTTTGAACGGCGATACTCCCGTCGTTGTATTGGTGGGCCGAAACGCCACGACTAGTGGCCGCGTAATACCAACCGGTGGCCCCCCAAGCACCACCAGATTGAATTTCAGCCAAACAGAAGACCCGGTAACCGGGAAATGGGTTTGTGACCATATACCGTGTATTGGTGGAAACATTCGCAGGCGATGACTCGCTCCCACCGTTTGGATACACGATCGCAAAGTCCACCGAGTCATCGAGGGCCGTAAGTCTGGTGTCCAGTTCGCCGCGTACCGCATATGCACTAAGCCCAGCATCCCACTCCATAGCGCCCACGCCTATGACATAGATGGGTCCTTCGTCCGTGCTGGGAATATCGGCTTCTTCGACGTACCTCACCACGTCAGGCGCACCTGCTATGGGAACGTATTCTTCGCTGTCGACATCCCACTCCATCGGCCCAATGCCAACCGCATATATCGGGCCAACGTTCGAAGTCGGGATGCTCTGGTAGACAGGCAACCCGGCGTTGGTCTGCGCCTGCTCCGCGTAGTGCTTGGCGGAGAACTCGCCGCCAGCGACAGGGCCATCGGTCTTGGTTGCCCAGGCCTCGGCGAGCGCTGCGCTATCGGAGGCGTCCGATGCCGCGCTGCTTGCAGTCGAGGCAGAGGACGAAGCCGCACTGGCCGCGGACGTCGCGGTATTGCTGGCCTCGATGACCGCCTGCACGTCCTCATCGGTCAGAGGCTGCGGGTCGGAATAAACCCAAGCACCGTCCACCAGGTCGTAAAAGCCGCGAAGCTCTTCATCCGGGTCAGCGTAGACCTGCGCCAGAGTGCCCTCCGGCTGGGGTAGCGCGGCGGCCATATCGGCGTAGGTCTCGTACCTTTGGACTGCGCCGTATAGTTGCCCGACCAGGACATCGCGCCAGTCGATAGCGGGCTCCAGAGACTGAATCCGGTACAGGCCGTCGGTGGCGTAGAAATACGCGTACCCGTTCTCATCTGCCACCACCGTGCCGCTGGGGTACGGATCTGTACCGTCCCTGTCACGGTAAACCGGCGCGAGTGCTTGGTTGGACTCACGACGAATGTACAGCACCGCTCCCGGCGCGATGTCTCCGTGCTGGTCAACGATCGTGGATTGCCAACGAATCAGCATTGATTCACCCAATAAGAAAAGCCCGCCGAAGCGGGCTGTGCGCAAAAAGAAACCCGCGCTAGGCGGGTTCGTAGGGCTGGATGTTTCCGGCTGCGAGGATCTGGTCGTAGAGCTGGCGCCCGTATTCCTCCGGGTCATCCGGGGAAGCCGTAAAGGGCAACCACCCGAACTGAGGGTGATTGATCTCGCAGTCGATTGAGCCCAAGGCGTTGAACTTCGGATTCCTGTATTCCATGCTATGCCACCCTTTTCCAGACTGCCGGGACGCCCGTCTGCGCTCCGCATAGCATCCAAGTGCCAGAAGGCCCACCGTTCTCGGTGCTATTGTTGTCGGTATAGCGCAGGTCTCCACCCGACCTGGTAGCCCCAGGGCCACCGGCCCCACCTGACACGGCCTTCAGCATCGCGTAAGTGCCGTTAGCGCCAACACTGAGAGCGGCCGTCCTGGCGCCTACCCAGTTGCTTTCAGCCGACCCATTAGCCAACTTGGCCGCCGTCACGTTGCTATTGACAATCTTGTCCGTCGACACCGAGTTAGAAGCCAGTGCGGCCTGCTCAATCCTCGGCGCTCCCGCCGCCCCTTCGGCCATTGCGATGGGGTTGTCCCGCAATGCAATGCCGTCTACGGAGCGTATGGGTTTGCCAGGCTCCAGTACCGCGTCTGAAATATCAGTCCAGTTCGCCATATCTACGTCCAGTTATATCCAGGGTTACCATCGACTTGCCCATCGTTTTCAGCCCACCAAGCGCCTGTGGCGCGTTCTACTTCGGTTGCTTCCGCGAAGTCCGGTGCGTCGTCGTCCATCCACAAGCCAATCCGGAAGCTGATCGAGTACTCGTAAACCTCAAGTCTGTATTCGACCGAGTGGCCAGGCGCAGTTTCCTCTGCGCTCAGTATCTGGTACCGAGTCTCCAAAGGCGCGCCGGTTTCGTCTACAACGCCGCGATGCAACATATCCACCACGTCGCCGGTCCACATTTCCCGGTCCTTGGCGTCCACACTGATCGTGGCGTACCGAGGATTGTTCCGGTAGCGGCTCAGAAGTCGAGCCGTCACGTTTACCGCCTGGGCATCGCTTTGCAGCCATCGCGAGTAAATCTTCCGGATGCGCTGCTCACCGTATTGCTGGCTGCCCTCGGCCTCTAGATCTGCCCGGATGCGCACCTTCCGGTAATTCGCTTCCTTATCCAGATTCTCGGTCGGGTCGCGCTGCCCCCAGAACACCCATACCTGCGATACTCGGGCCTTCGGGTCCTGGGACAACTCCGCGCTGTCAGCAATAATGTTCGCGTAGTCGTTGATCTTGGGCACCGCCTGAAAGATCGGCGGCTTGATCGCCTGCAGTTTGACCTTCTGCTCCCGCTCATCCCACCAGATGAAAAACAAACACTGCTCGGTGATCTCCGAAAGCAGATCGGTGACCCCGGTCGGTTCGGTAATCAAACCGGTGAGTTCGAACTGCTGGAGCCACAGGGACGTTTCCTCCTGCCATTCTGGAAAGTCGATCCACGCCGCGGGAACCTCGCCGTACTCGGTGAGCCATTCATAAGCCAGGTCATCGACCCGCTTGTTGGTGTAACGCAGGCAAATCTGCACCCGGTCGCCGGCCTCATGACTATCCCGCTTGCTGCCATCGGTAGCCCGCGTGATGCCCGTCAGCCGGATCTCGGTGTCGCTGATGGTCGACACGCCCGTGTAGCGCATGAGCTCGTCGTTGACCCGGACCGTCCCGGGCGCAGGGTACTCGGACGCCAATGCCCGCGTCACCCTCAGGAACGAGATCGAATCGTCCTCCCCGTAGTCGATCAAAAGCTCACCAGCGCTGGGCCGCGGCGCCTGCGCCTTGTCGTTGTCCGCCAGCTTCAGTACGTCCTTGGCGGTGATCTGTACCTTGCCTCGCGAATCCGGGCCGTCGATCTTGTCGATCAGGTAGGTCCGCGTCACCATGTCCTCGAGCGCCTGGCCAACATAGCCCTCACGCACTCGCAATACCCGGTTGTTGTAGTACGGATTGCGAGCCAGCCATTTGGACCAGAACGTGCCCCGCTCCGTCGGGTCGTAGTCGCGCTCTGAAACATAGGGGTCGACAACGTTGTCCGAGTGGGGGTGATCCTTGAACGACACGCGAATCGAGGCGCGCTTGCCCAGCGGGCCGCTGTTCTTGTTGCCGCCACCCGGGTTAATTTCGGTCGGCGCCGTCGACACCGACTGGACGCTCGGGATGCAGTACACATCCGGCAGGCGCTCCCCAGGTTTACAGAAGTGCAACACCAGTGGCTGCGGCGAGTAGTTCTCCGGATCCTGGCAGGTCGCCAGCGTGTTGAAGCACTTGCGCTGCCCCGTCACCCCGATGGCCGCTGCGCAAGGCGCCACGCCATACCGGTGCTGGCAGAAATCCTGCTCGACCTCGACGACCGTCTGAAGCTCACGCCCTACGGTTTCCTCGTTCATGCTATGGCCTCGACCGAGAAACCGACTGACATCAGGTCGCGCACGCCCTGATTCCGCGGGCGGATGTCGTCATTGCACCAGGCGTACAACACCTCCGATGGGTACTTCAGCGGGTACCATGCGATGAAGAACGGGTACTTACGGGCCGACTCCACAAACGGATCGAACCACTGGCGATACCAGCCAGCGGTCAGGTTGTCCCACTCGTAAGAAGTGGCATACCCTTCGCGGATGATCGATCGTCCCAGGAACTGCCCGCCGTCGCTCTTGTTCGGCATGATCTCAGTTTGGCGCGCCAGGTTCCCGGGAGTGTGCCCCCCGTACAACCCTCGCTGCATTTCCAGCACCCGACCGATATAGACAACGCCAACGGAGGCCACCGCCTCAGTCACAGACAAGCGCCAGTAGCGCGCCGTGATAGGTTCGAACAGCAGCATGATCGCCAGGTCATCAGCGGCCTCTGCCGTCTCCACGGTCGTCCAGTCTGTGCCGTTGACGCTGTACTCCAGAGCGAAAGTCGCGCCAGCCGTCCCGAGGTTGTGACTGGCAATGCCCAAGTAGTCAACCTCGACCGCCTCCCCAGCGTCATATGCCACCCACGCCGGGACAGCCGCGGGCCTCCACCGTTCATACGTCATCGGGTTGGCCGTGGCGGACGCCGGGAAGGCCGGCGCTTCGCTGCTGGCAGTCACGACGGCATTTCGGGTCAAGGTTTGATACCCAATCCGCGCATGGTTCAGCGGATAGCCGCGCCCGTCGGCATGATCGCCCTGCTCCACCAGGCTCGGGCTAACTACGATTACGCTCATGCGACCCTCAAACGGGCGCCATCGCCCACCGCTTCGTTAATCTGATCTATGAGGTCACGAACCGATTTCTGGTCGAACCTGTCGCCCTGCAAGTTGATGGTCACTGCCGCCGGGGATGGCGATCCAGCCCCCGCCGAGGACGAGGGGGCCGACGAATTGCCACCAATCGACCCGCTCGCTCCGCCCTTCATATTTCCGCCACCGCCGCCGCCCAGAGCACCCGCCGCTTGCGCGAGCCCGGTGGCTGCGATTAGCCCGACTTTCGCAGCGCCCAATGCCTCGATTGAGGCTGCCACCGGAGGCCCAGCGATAGGCCCAAGCTCGGCCAATGCGCGCATTGCGGCCGCCTGAGTCCAGATGATCGTCTCAGCAATCGCCAGACCCTTGCTAAGAGCAATCGCCGCGATCGCAGCTGCCTTGGACTTTCCCGCGAACTGATCCAGCAGCGCAATCCCCTGCCTAACGACATCGCCGCGCATCTGTAGCTCGGTTTGAGCCCACTTTTGGATGTTGCGGTTCCGCTCCTCTTCGCCCTTCGCTGCGATGGCGGTCAAATCCTCCTGGTGCTTCTGCTCGAGTTCCAGTGCAAGCGCCTTGCGTTCCTCTTCTGTAACTAGACCTTCCTCGTAGATCTCGCGCAGCTGCTCTTGGCGATCGAGGTAGCCTTTGATTTCCAATTCAGTTTCAGATGCAACGTGCTCGCGCAATAGCTCAAGTCGGTCTTGAAGCTGCTGCAGGTATCGCTCCCGCTCCTTCTCCGCCTCATCATCGCCACGCTCACCTAGACCGCCGCCCGAGCTTCGGCCAAATACGGTCGTTGGCGGCAGATCTACAGGGCTGTTGAACGCGTTCTGCCAAGCTTCCTCAAAGCGATTGCCTTTGTAGTTCCACAGGTCAGCCCACTTTGCATTGGCTTCCTCGAGGGTCTTGTTGCGCTCATTCAGGACAGATTCGAGTTCCTTCCGGCGCTTCTCCGCCTCTTCTGGGTTGATCCAGTCGGATATTCCGGATTTGTCTTCGGCAAAACTTCCCAACAGCGACTGGATGTCGGCGGCAACGACCTTGAAGCTGCTGTGGACCGCCCCGATTGTCTTGCCTATCCCAACAAGCGCATCAGCGAGGCGGGCAATTCCAACTCCAACCGTGTACACCCAATCCTGAAGCTCAGTGCTCGTGCCCAGATCGATAGCCGCACCTGACACATCATCGATCGCGCTTTCGCCCTTACGCACCTCGATGACGAAGTTCAGGAAGCGGCCGGCGACTTGGGTAAGCGCTGGTGCCAGCGACCCCGCCAACTGGTTCTTTAGCCCGTCTATGGTTCCGCCAATGGCTGACATGGCCTGGTCAAACTGCAACAAATTCTGGCGCTGGACGTCGTCCATCACGACACCCAGCGCTTCAGCCTGCTCCGCCAGTCGCCGAAAGCCTTCCCCTCCATTCTCAAGCAAAGGAATCAGAGCGGTCGCATCCGACGCCATCGCCTCCATGTAGAAGGTGAGATCGTCCTGCGCTGCCCCTGCCTTCACAAGCGAATCGTAGTAAAGCTGCAAAGCCTGCGGGCCGGACAGATTCCTGAATGCTTCTGCAGTAATCCCGACCTTTGGCGCGATCTGCTCGAAAAAATCGAGCATCGGCCCGCCGCCAGTCGAGCGGAAATCGCCAATGCGATCATTGACATCTTTCAGAATGTCGGCGAACTTTTCTTGCTCGATGCCTACAGACTTGGCGGCGAACGCCAGACCCTGAAAGTCTTTTGCCGAAGTATTGGCGACCTGCGCTAGGGAGGTTATCTCCCTGGCGCTTTTTGCCGCCGACGACACCATGGCCGTCATGGCCACCCCCGCCGCCGCAGCGCCCGCCGCAAAACCAGCCATCGCGGTGACGGCTGCGCGTGCCGCGGGCGCTATTCCGGACAACGAGCCTTTGGCGCGAGCGATTCCCTGCTCGAGCCCGGTGGTATCCGCACCTATGCGGACGTACAACGAGCTAAGCTGGCTTCCTGTTGCCATTGTTCATCATCCGTTCTAGTCGCTCAACGTCGGCCTGTTTAAGGCTTCCCGCGTAATCCATATTCGGGTCCTTTGGCCGCTTCAGGTGATATATCCGCCACCACTCCTGCGGGGTCATCTGCCAGAAGTCCCCCAGCGATATGCCCCAGGACACCGCGAAGTCGAAGAAGAGGCCCCAGTCTAAGTTCGGCGCTTCCGTGCCGATTTCGGGGCCGGGTCGTTTCCCCCGGCCTGCACCTTCTGGGCGGGGAAGGCAGCCAGAACAATCGCAGAAGCGATTGCTTGGGTCTGTTCTTGACCCCCGTGCATGATCTCTTGATAGACCTCTTCTTCGGTCACCGCCACCCCTGCGTGCTGCAGGAACAGCGCCACAGCCGTAGCTAGGTGCGTAAGGCGCGGGTGGCCAGTGGCGAGGCTATGAGCGAGCGCCGACAGGGACACCCGCTGTTCCACCGTGTTCAGCAGGCGCATCGTCGGGGTGATCCGGTACTCACGGCCACCCCACCCCAGCACGACATCCTGAAAGATCGCGCTCATTAGATCGAAGCCTCCGGCGTGAACGTCCAGGCGCCGCTCGACTGCACGGTCGCGGTAAACGTGACCGACTCGTTGTAGGGCGCACCCAGTTCGAAGCTGCCGATAAAGAAGTCGCCAGTGATCGCACCAACGCCCGGGATGACCAGGGTGTACTGCTCCAGGAAGTTGGTCGTGCTGGGGTCCAGAGCCAGCAGCAGCCAGTCGTCCTGGCGAATGATGCCCTCGACGGACATGTCCATGGAGCGGCTGGCGGGGACGCTCAGCAGCGTGCGGAAGGCCCCGTCGCAGTCCTGCGTGACATCGATAGACTCGCCGCCGATAGTGATGGTTTTGGTCCGGGCGCAGATCCGGGGGCCGGAGTCATCCGCGCCCACGTAAAAGGCAACGTCGCGCCCGGCGATAGCTTGCAAATCAGCCATGGTGAAAAACTCCGTTAAGAGTGAGTAGTAAGAAGACGGAACCTGATCACGCCGTGGCGAGTTAGCCCGTCAGGGTCAAGTAAAGTGTTCTGGTATTCAGCGTCCAGCAGGACCGTGTGCGCTCCCGTCACCGCCAGGGGGTAACGGCTCAAAGCGTCATAGATCAGCTGCAAGATCTCCTTGGCTTCCTTCCGACCTTCGTGGCGGGACCACACATGCAGCGTCAGATCGGTGTCCGCTCCCAGGTTCACGTCGTCGTCGTAGGCGGTGCTGTCATCCTCGCCAATCACGACATAAGGGAACTCAGTGTTCTGCGGCACGGCGTCATAGATACGGCCGCCAACGCGCCCAGCCAGAGGCGTGTAACCGCTCAGCCGGGCGAAAATCGCCTCTTGGATGCTCCATTGGTTCATTTCCGCGCCCTCTTGCCCTTACGGCCTATCTTCACGCCAGCTTCTTTGGCAATTTCTTTCAGTCGCTTGAACCAAACGAACCGGCGCCGCTTTAGGGCAGGAGCGAGAAACGGACGGGCTGGCATGTTTTGCGTACCGAATTCCAGCCAGGGCGCGTAGAACAGATCAGTCCCCACATCCGCATAGAACCCGTTGTTGACGACCATCAAGCTTTTCAGCAGATCGCCGCTGTCTGTGTTCGGGGCGTCCCCAGGTTTGGACACATAGCGCTTGCCCACTTTCTCACCGCGAGACTTGCGGTTGATCGAGCGCTGCGCCAGCTCCAGGACCTCCCCTGCCGTTTTGTCCACCGCCCATTTGAGCTGGTCGTCCATGTCCTTGCCGTACTGGTTTAAGGCGTCGAGGGTGGCTTGCATGCCCACGAGACCCGCCTGTCGAGCGCCGCGTCGCGTTGCCATCAGGTGGCCACCCCTTCCTCGACCTGGAGCTCCATCTTGTCGTTGAGCTCGTTGACGTTAACAACCGCTCGGATCTGATAGGCCTTGCCCTTGTACAGAATCCGATGCTTGGGCGTGATGTCGTCCCGGCACCGGACTTCCAACCTGTGGACCACCCCGGATTGCAGCTGCATGGCCTGCAGGCGTTCGTACATGCTCTGGTGCTTCCAGTGCGCCCAAATAGAGAAAACTGTCTGCCAGGTCTTGACGAATCCGCCTCCGCCGTCAGGCGTCGTGATTTCCTCCTGAATCGCAATTCGGGAGTTCATGGGGCCCGCTCGCATCACACACCCATCTTCACGCGGTGGGGCATCAGCAGGTACTCGGCGCCAACCGGAATCTTGGCAAACGACACGCCGGCTGCCACGTCCTCACGGTTGGCGTACAGGTGCCCAACAGTCAGTAGGATTGCGGCGCGGATCAGGTCATTGACCACCATCGGATCGTCGCCAGCCGTACCTGCATTCACTGCGGCATCGAGTTCGGCCTGATCGGTGTACACATTCCGACCGAGGAAAGACTGCGCCGACAGCTCCGCGGCGTTGATCCAGAGCGCAATGAGGCTGTCTTCCTCAGTCTCATCCACGCGCAGATGCAACCGCGCCTGCTCCAATGTCACCAGCGCCATTACCGCCTCCGGAAGGCGTAAGAGCCTATGCCCTCACGCCCAATCTCTGTTTCAACCGTATTGCTTTCGATGCAGTCGAACCCCTGGGCTGCCATCCATCGGATGATGCCGTCATGGGTCCAGTACCAAATGTGTTCGTTCTTACGAAAGTGCTTGCTCCGCAGGCAGTGATCCGCACCATCAAATATCGGGAGGGATACAAACACCCATTCCCGCGCCTGCCGTACTGCCGCGCCCGGGTCCTGGATGTGTTCCAGGCTGTCCCAAAAGGACAGTGCGGCACATGTCCCGGCATACAGATCCTGGTACCAGCCTCGATCACGCAGCCACGCCACCCCGGCGGGGTTCACGTCGTACCCGAAGGTTTGGGGCCGCGCCTCCACAAACTGCCCACAACCGATTCCGACATCGAGCAAGAAGCCCGTGTAGTGCCTGGCCACCAGATCCATCCGAGCCTGAGTCAGCGCGCGCCCTATCCCGGTGTCAGCGTTCTCCCGGTACTTAGCGAAGTACTCCGCGTCGTAGGGCATGTCCTCCGGCCTCACCGGGTAGTAGCCCATCCCGTACTCGGGGAGCCACACCAGCCCGATGCTTGCCTGTTCCGAAAAGGCCTTGTCCATCCAGCCAGGCGCGGAAACCTTCGTCAAATCCATGAATTTCCTTGTTGCAGCGGTGGAGCATGTTGGTGCACATGCACATCTTCATTGGCTCCGCCCAGCCCACCTTCGATAGATCCATCCACGGAGCCGTCAGCTTGGATCGATGGTTGTGCCCACCTTGCCCACCGTGGATAACATAGAGAGGCGTTCCCGCCGCGATACATGCAGGTACGATCCAGCCAACCCCTCCAACAACCACGTCTGCCGCTTGAATCGCGCCCAGCAGTTGAGTCACATCCCACTGCCCTCTGTGCAGCACCAGGTCCGCCTTCGGCTCCGGCCCTACCAGCCATTCCTTCCCCGGCTCTAGGTCAGCCACAGACACGATGTAGTACCCGCGCCGCCTCAACTCAGCTATGGCCGCGTGCACATACTTCGGATCTGGACTCCGCGCCTTGTTATGCCATTCGGCCCGCTCGGTCACCGGCCTAACGATTGCCGTCGGCTTTCCCGGCCGCAACGGTGACCCGAATCGCGGCAAATCCATCACCCCCGGCTTCACCCCAGACTGCCGTCGCATCGCGTCTAAGATCGATCCAATCGCCAGTTCGCGCGGCCCATATGCGACCCGAACTCTCCTGGCCCCTGCGGGAGGGTTCACCCAGCGGGCCCGCGAGCGCTCAGCGTTCTTGGCTTGCGTCCTTAGCTTCGTATTCGGCTTGACCATCTGAAGGTCGAGATCCGAGTACAGTTCCGGCCAGGGAGTGACCACATAGGCACCGGGCATATTCTTCAGAAAAGCCCGTTGGTAGATCGAATCCCCCAATCCCTGCATTCCGTCGACGACGACATCGCCTTTCGACGAGCGAGGGCGAACCCCGCCCCGCCGTGCGCCAAGCGCTTCCTTCAATGGGATCCGCTCAAAGCAAGTCAGAGCGGTGTCCCGCGTGCAATTCACAATCGCCACATCTCTAAGACGCGAGGCGAGCTGCGTGAACTGCGCGGGCCAGTCTTTCACCCCCCCGGCATTTCCGAGCCCTTTGGGGTGGTCTTCATGCCAGTGCGCCCGACCACCTGTCAGTTGGCAGTCGTACCCGAGAAGAATGATCTTCCTGGCGCCCCAATGCGCGGCCAGCGATATCGCCCCAACCCCGGAGTTCTTCCCCCGGTTAAATATCTCTCGCCGAACGCCTGGATAGCGCAGCGGCGACCACCTCTCTCCAGTAAACGTCTTTTCGGCCTCTTCGCCGTACTGATCCCACCATACCTTGTCCATGGCGTACAAGACGTCCGCCCATGGCACCATCCGGAACGTGGTGTTCGTTACGATTACTCCGCGGCCTTTTTCCGCCTTCCGCCACGCTTTGACGGCTGCGCAATCGTCTGCGGTAAGACTTGGGCCGCTGGCGATGCAGACAACGGTGTGCCAGCGGCCTGCAGAGGGACATCGCCTTCCGTAAGCATGGCGAGCCCGCGCCGCACAAGCTCTTTTGCCTGAATCTCGCTGACTTCGAACTCGTCTCCTGAACGCCTTACTCCGCCATGCATGAACGACGATCGAGCAGTGACCATCACCATTGAGGTTCTCCGATAAAGGCGGGGCCGAAGCCCCGCCCACGCCTTAGGCCGAAACCGGCAAACCGTCGAAGTCGCCCTTGACGAACGACTCAGGACGGTACACCGACAAGCCCACGCGCTCTTCGCACAGGATGGTGACCATGTTCTTGACGAAGTTGTCACGGTCTTCGGTCGAAACCGTCACCGAAACGTCTTCGCGGTCCCAGCCCTGCGCGCCCTGCTGGAACGCACCGACCAGGAAGTCGCCGGCATCCATCGCCTTGGTCGGAACGACCGGGCGGCCCCACAAGCCAGGGGTAGCCAGGCCGGTAGGAGTGGCGAACAGGTAGGCGTTGTCCGTGGTCTTGGTCAGCTCGATAGCCGCCCAATCGATCGGGCTGAGCACGATGCCGTCGGCGTCGAATTCGGCCAGAGTCACCTGCAGCAGAGCCAGGCGGAGACGGTCAATCGCGGTTTCGGCTTGAACCGTCACGCCCGGGTTGACGTAAGTCGTCGCCTGCGTATAGATGCCGTTCAGGTTCAGGCCAACGCCCGAGCCCTTCAGAAGCTGCGCTTCCTCCTTCAGCTTCAGGCCATAGCGCAGGCGCCCGTCGATGTAGCTGGCAAGCATGGCAGCATCCGACAGGACTTGACGCGAGGCGCGCACCCAGTGGGCGATCGTGGCAACCGGATCGGTGTCCAGTTCAAACGTCAGGTCCGATTCCGGCTTCGGGTTGGCCGGGTTTTCCGAAACGACGTCGGCGTTGTTGGTGAAGCCGGACTCTCGAACGTACTCAATGCTGTTGGAAGTCGTGCGACCCCACGACAGCAAGTCACGGATGAACAGACGCTGCTGAACCGGCTGGATAAGGCCAACTCGGGTAGGCTGAATCAGTTCACCTGCCGAGGTGTCCAGGCTGGTGACCGCCGCCTTCACCGGGACAGAGAAGCTGCCCTTAGCGCCACCGGCAGCCTTGGCCGCGAACGCATCGAAGCCGTCAGCTGCGATGAACTCTTCGCCCATCGACTTGGGCCGACCGGCTCCGCCGCCGCCCTCCATCTTGACGATCAGCTGCTCCGCAGCTTGCAGGCGAGCTTGCAGTTCGCCTTGCTGCACCAGCAGTTTGTCGACAGAGGCCTTGGTTTCTTCGGAGAGCTTGGCGTGGGCCTTGATCTCCTGCTGCGACTGCTCGGCGTAACGCTTCAGGTCGTCGCCAACCTGCTTGAGATCTGCTTGGACCTGCTTGTATTCCTGTTCAATTGCGCTCATCGCAATTACTCCTATATCCGTGGAACTTCGAACTTTGTTCGGGGCATGGGCCCCACCGATGCAACTACGGCTGAATCGCTCAGGCCGTGTTCGGTGGAATCGCGCCCACCGCTGCCAGCCGAATCCCTCAGGCTGGACTTAAATTCGTAGATCAGGCGCTGCGCCTCGCTACGGGGCATGCCCGAGCTGCGTAGGGCCGCCTCCAGCCTGCGCACGGCTGCAGCGCTCGCTTTGGCTTCGCCTTGGGATACTTGATCGGACGGCAGAAGCTCGTCAGCGAACCCGCCGTCAATTGCTGCGCTGCCGCCTATCCAGGACTCGGCGTCCATCAGCTTCTGCATCTCAACCACCGGTCGCCCGGTCCGCGCGGCATAGATGTCCGCCATCGCCGCGTCAAACGGCGCCAACGTGTCAGCGGTGGCCTGCAGGTCGTGGCGATTCCCAACAGCCATAACCCAGCAGTTGTGGATCATCAGGAACCCGGCGCGTGCAATCTGCACTGTGTCCCCCGCCATAGCGATGACAGACGCAGCCGAGGCCGCAAGGCCAAGTACCTTCACCGTCACCTCGCCGTCGTGTTCGCGAAGCAGGTTGTAGATGGCCATGCCCTCGAACATGTCGCCGCCCGGCGAATTGATGTTCACCGTCACCGGGCCCGCGCCAATGCTGCGCAATGCCCCGGCAACCCGCTTGGCCGTCACTCCTTCGCCGGTCCACCAGTCTGTGCCGATGACGTCAAAAACGCTGATGCTGCGATCGTCGCCGTCCGCTGCCGCTTGGATGCCGGTGTTCCAGCGGTCCAACGCCCGGGGCAGCAGCTGGCCCGCCACGCCCGCGCAGGGGCTTCCCGACGGAGCAGTCGGCAAAGTTTTCAAAGACATATGCTTACCCTTCCTGGGATTGGTTCACGCCCAGTTGATTGATGGGCACGAGTGCCGTCTGAACGGTCAGGACATCAGCGTTGCCACCCATCGGCGGCAGGTTTTCGAGACGACGCACTTCATCGCGCGTCATGATCCCGTTGTTGACCATCGTGGATTCGTACTGAGCCCGAGCCGCACTATCCGCGCGCAGAAGACCCTCAACACTGAATTCAGCGTAGTAACGGGTCTGGTCGTATGGGGCGAGCAGATCCTTGTTGATGGCCTGCTCTATGCGAGTCAGCCAGGGGCGCAGCGTGAACGTCAGAAAGCCGATCATCTGCTGCTCAATGCCAGTTCCCCAGCTGGTCGAGTTGCTCGTGTGCCCGACCATGTGAGGCGGAACCCTGAACCAACGGCAGAGTTCCTCCACGCCAAACTGCCGGGACTCGATCAGCTGGGCATCCTTCGGATTGATGCCAATCGTCTTGGCGTCAATTCCGCCCTCAAGAACCGGCGACTTGCCTGCATTGATCGCCCCGCTGATGAGCTCGATCGATTTCCGGAAGTCGTCCCGTTGCTCCGGCTTGAGCACCCGGTCGACGGTGAACGCCACGGTCGGCGCCAGGCCCTTTTCGAAGGTGCTATTCGCAGCCGACGAAGCAGCCAGGGCCGAGCCGAAAACGCTCGATCCGTACTCGATGACGCTCACCCCCCAGTCCCCGTCTAGGGTGAAGCCTGGGATCCGAAAGATCCTGCTTTCTGGAATCTCCCTTTGCTCGCCGTCGCGCTCCGTATAACGGAACCGCCTGTTTCCCTTGATGTCGCGAGAAATGGCCAGCCGACCGGGCACTAGGAACTCCAGCGCCACCAGCCGAGTGCCGATGTACTTCTTCTCTGCGAAGCCATTGCCGCGCAGCAGCATCGAGGCGATCACCGCCTCCCAGAACACAGCCGCGGTCGAATCCGTGTTTGGACGGGAATGGATAATCGTGTAGATCGGGTGCCCTTCCGCGCTCACGCGCCCGCCCCCCGACCGCAAGTACAACCCCAACGGCAACGTTGAAATCGTTTCAGATATCAAGCGCGTGCAGGCCCAGACGGTAGACAGCTGCAGGGCGGTCTTCTCGTTGACCTGCTGCCCGGCAGCGGAGACCCCGAATTGCGACCAGAAGTCAGCGTCAGTCAGGCCTATGGGCACCCCAAGCCAGTCCAACAGCGCGGCCCTGATGCGACCGGGCTTTGTCTTGGTTTTCATACGATGATGGGATCCCTGAGAAAGTCGGTGAAGTCGTCCTCGGCCTCAACGTCGACTGGCATGGCGCCCACCGCCATGGCGAGCGCCACCATGCCGTCAATGCGGCCTGACACCTTCGATTTCGTGAATTTCCTGTTGCCGGCTGGGTCCGACACCGCCACCGCATTGGCCGCGCACATCGTCAGTACCGGGTGATTGCCGTGGCGCAGCTTCTTCGCCAGCAGCTTGCTTTCCAGCTCGCGCAGCGCTGGGCTCATGGACACAAAGCCCTGGCCGAACTCCACGAACCGCTCCAGCTCTTCTTCGTCAAACCCGACGCGCTCGAGCCAGGGCCTGAGAAACCGCATGTTGTAGCGGTCAAACGCAAGCGCCCGAACTTCGTAGGTATCGAACACCTCGCGTAGGTGATGGGCAATGAACTCGTACTCGATTGCCCGACCGGGCGTCGTAAGCAGCAGACCGTCACCAGCCCACACGTCATACGGCACCCGGTCATTCCGGGACTTCTCTTCCAGTCCTTCCTCCGGCAACCAGAAGGTCGGGTAGACGTCACCCGCTTCCGATACCAAAACCAGCGCCGTCAGGTCAGACACGCTCGACAAGTCCAGCCCGCCGTAAACCGTCTGTCCCCGGCAAGGCTCGGGCTGCGCCCCGTTCTCCAGCCAGATCGCCCTGGCGATGAACGGATTGCTTGCCTCTACCCGCTGATTCAGGATCAGGTTCCGGTACGACGCCTCCCGGCTCGGAAGGCGCTTGGCATCGGCTGCCTGGCGCCTGACCTCCTCCTTATTCATGAAGTCGTCGTAGTGCGGGTTAGCCGCCCGGATCGCTCCTTCCGAGAAGGGATCCAGATCGAGCGGCGCCGAGTGCAGCACCACCTTCTGCCTCGGGTCAGCGCCGGTCAATGCATCGTCGATCAGCAGGCTCAGCAGGTCCGCATCGGTCGGCGCCTGCGTGCTGATCACGATCGACAACGGCGACTCCTGAGCCGCACTTGCTGTTTCCAGCGCCTCGTACAGTTCGAACCTGGGCCCGCGTACCTGGCCCAGCTCATCGTGGATCGTCAGTACCGGGCTCAGGCCGTAGGCGGTACTTGCCTCCGCCGACAGCGCCCTGTACAGGGTTCCCATTTCAGGACAGAACAGCTGCTTGGCCGTGTCTCTGATCACCACGTACTGCGACAGATCCGGCGACATCCGCACGATCTTCGCCGCCAGAGCGAACAGAATTGCTGCTTGCTCGCGCGACTGCGCTGCGCTGTAAAGCTGGCTGTTCGGCTTCGCCTCCGGCCCGCACAGGTGCAGCAATAGCAGGAAGGCCGACAGCGCCGTCTTGGCGTTCTTCCGAGCCATGCTCAAGATGAACAGCCGCGTCGGCGTGTCGTATATCTGCTTGATCCACTTCCGCTGATGCTTCGTCAGCTTGACCGGCTTGCCTACCAGCTTTCCTTCCGGGATCCGGCAGTACTGCTCGATCCACTGGATGTTGCGGTCGCCACGCGTCAAACGTCGATCGGCGCTTCCCACGGCTTCCTTGCCCGCGCCTGACGAGCGTTTGCCCGTCCCGCGGTAATCGGGTGATCCACCGCCTGCCGGGTGATGCGCAGCCTGGTAGCTAGCGACGACGCCGCTCGCCCTTCCCGCTCTTGCATTGCCAGCAGTCGGTCATACCGCTTCAGGCCGTCGTCATCCGCCAGCCAGGCGCGGTCAAAGTTCATGATCTCTTCGGCCAGGATCCGGGACTGCACGATATGACGGCAGTACTGCTCCAGAAGTGGGCCATGTGTCGGAGTGAAGGCTGAGGCCGGCTGATCGTTGACGACCTCCAGCCATACCGCGCGCTCCGCATCCGTCAGGTGCACCGGCGCCGGCAGACGGTCGGAGCTGGCAACAGGCGCAACTTGGGCAACGACAGTCATTTCCGCTGTCGATTTACGGCCCCGAGTGCCCATTCCCTGTGTCCTTCGCTAACTTTTCGCTGAATCGTTTTCAGCTTTTTTCTTCACGTTTATGAAGAAAGTGTCCCCCGCGCGGTTTCCGGCCCCCCAACGCTCAACTTTTGACCCACCCCTCCCCCGATTTCTTTCTCGGGTCGGCCGGCCATCCATCGAGCCCGATGCGGGATCGATACCGCCTACCCAGGTCATCTGCCGTCTTGGCCTCATGGCATTCGTGGCACAGCACCTGAAGGTTCTCGTCCTCATTGCTCCCGCCCTTGTGGACTGGGGCAATGTGATCCAGTTCGAACCCGCTTGGGTAATCAGTCAGCGTCCTGCACCTGGCGCAGCGTGGGTCGTGTGCCCATATCCTCAGCCTGGTCTGCTGGAGCTTCCTGCCCCTTAGCCGATCCTCGCTTGGTTCGCTCACGCCTTTCTCTTTCCTTGCGCTGGAGCTTGCGCCATTGGGCTACTAGCCACTCCCTGCGCTTCTGGCATCCAGTGCATTGCATGTCTCTGTGCCCTGCCGCAATTAGGATGCGGGCCACATACCTGGAGATAAGGGACTAAGCCCACCGATTGCGGCTGCGGCCTTAACCCTCGACCATCTTGCTCGATACCCGAACGCGGCCTACTTCGCCGTGCTGCTTCGAGTACGTGATTACCTGGGCGTCCCTTCCGCTCATCCAGCCCAACCGGCTGGAATAGGCGTCCTGGGCTGCCAATGTCCTGTGCTGCTCCACGACCATCAGGTTGGTTTCCTTGATGTCAATGTGGTGCAGGTGGCCCATGTGGGCGTATGCGTGTTTGGTGCGCCCGAAGACCTCGCGAAACTTGGCAGCAAACACCGTATCCACATCAGCCGGCTTGCGCTTGTGGCCGTGGTGGAAGAACAGTGCGGTCTTGCCATGCTCAACGCAGTAGTACGGGTCCGGCGACACCTCTACCGTTACCCGTGGCTCGTCCTCGTACAGCGCCGCCAGGAACTCACGCAGCCAGACCGAGCTAGCCAGGTCGTGATTCCCTTCAGCCATCAGCACATGCACCCGGTCATGCTTAGCAAGCAGCATGGCGATGATGCGCCGGATCGCCCGGATCACCACCCTGACCAGCTTCTGAAACCGCGAGTCAGCGTCCAACAGGTGCCCGGACGTGGGCGTTACCGCCTCCATTCCGTCCCGGTGCAGGAAGTCGCCCAACTGGGCGAATATCCCCAACTCGGCATCAGGCGCCTGGGCAATCGCCGCAGCGAACCAGTTGACCAGCGTGTCCTCGGCAATCTGCAGATCCCACGCTGCCCCCGTTTCCTCCGGCCAGCTCAGCTGCCCGAAGTGGTAGTCAGTGACTACGTAGCAATTAGCCAGGTCGGCAATCGTGGCCTTGGGCGGCTTGGCGGGCTTCTCACGGGGGATGGCCTCGCACATTGCCGCCAGTGCAGCCCGTTGCTTCTCCAACTCAGCCTCAGCGTCTGCCGAAGCCTTCACCCATTGCATTACCGCCTCGCCCGTCCGCAAATCGGTCAGGGTCGACGTGGCTCGAACAACCATGCCCTCGTCCGCCTTGGCCAGGGCAAAATGCTCTCTCGCTTGCGCCAGCCGACGGCGAAACGTCGTGTCGGGAATGCCTAATGCGGCGGAAGCCTTGCGGATGGACCCGTACTGCCTGACTGCCTTTTCGTAGTCAATCATTCAGGTTGGGGCTCCATTCGCCGCACCACTCGTCCGGCTTGATCGCTGGGAACACAAATACAACATCACCCTCGTCCATGATGGCGACGGGAGGGTATCTGCGGCACTCGTCCCATGTAGCCGTCTCATTGAAATGCCGGCAGTCCTTGCACGACCTTTCGATGGGTGGCTTGGACTGTTTCATGGGACGGGAATGCAAAAAGCCCGCGAACCTTTCGGCTAGCGGGCTGATTTTGGACGCAACTTGGCGCACTTCAATTTTGCGCCCCCTCGCCGTCGCGGTCAATACGACGCCGTAATGACGTCGCGCTTTCGCAACATTGGAAGCAAAGTAGCTTTTGCTGCCTGGTAGGCAACGTGATGCTGCTCGGCAGTCATGCGCGGGTTGCGGAACACGGCATTGCCGACGTACTTGTTCCGAGCGTGGACGTCTACCGCAATGCGCTGCTCGGATGGCAACGTACTGAGGCAGACGTCTACTTGTTCAGCGATGTAGTGGTTGATGCGCTCATCCGCAGCCTCTGCTGCGTCCTGCTCGTCAAAATACACATCCGTCGATGTGCAGTGCTTAAACCCGGGAGATACTGGGCTATGCCCCAAGTTCTCCTTCTCCGCCTTGGAGATCCTGTACCAGATCAGCAGAACATCCTCAAACTGCGCGCTTTCGTCCTTCGTCACTGTGGCCTCACTGAAAAGGTCATTGATTGTCATGGCCGGGGCCTGCTGCCTCCGGGCTTGGTTGTTCCGCCACGCCTCTTGCTGCTCGCAGACGATGGCGGGGTCTTGGTACATGAACCAGGGCAACGCGCGGGTCACGGCGAAGGCCTCATGTCGCCGAGCCCACACATGGACATCATCGGCGGCTGGCAGGCTCTGGCGCGCTCGGCGATTTGTTGGAACGCTCTGGTAAAGCGCAGCGGCTTGACCGGGGCGGAAACACCGGGCGTAGTCGGCTGCAGTCCCAAATAAGCACGTAGGATCGACATCGGGTTTGTCGTCCGCCCAAACTTCGGCTCAATCGAACGAATAGCATCCGCTATGCCCTGGGGGTTCTGGCGGAACTTGTGGACCACCACCCCTGCTTCGCGCAGCCTTTCTACACACGCACGGCGGATCAGCTTTTCGGAATCTTCAATGTTTCGTGGATGTACCATGTCGTTCACCTTAAATTGCCTCGCCGCCCAATCGCTTTTCCACCAGGGCTGAATAGCCGGCGATATCTCGCCAAGAGTCGTCGTAGTTCGGGTCCCCGTTAAGAATCCGGCCGATCTTGTGTGCGACCATTTCCAACGCCTCCATCTGGTCTACCTCCAGTCGATCCCAGCCCGGGTGATCACGCATAACTTTCTTCAAGTCCTGGGTGATTTGCGCGTGGTCAAGGAACTTTCCGTACCGGGCGCCACGTTCCTGCAATGTCGAATCAATGCTCATGAACAACCTCCGATGAGTAAATTGCCACGGCCAACGCGGACATCGCGTGGCTTGAAACCCCGTACAACGGCCCGGGTTGCTTCTTCGTCCCAACTTGTGGGGTCTTGCCGCCGCCCGTCGAGCTGAACCTATCCAGCACGGCTTGGCGCACGTGTGAGTCCCTCGCCTTTAGACTTCGGCAAAGGTGCAGCTTTACGTCCTGGCGGTAGACCAGCCGGACGGCATCCGGGTCATACCAAGCCTGCTGGAACCGCCCAATCCAGCGCACGGTCTCGAAGACTTCCCGACCCACAGGCATTCCGTAGCTGGCCACCATCTCGATGGACAGTGCATATCCGTTCACCTGCCAGTGATCGCGCTGCAGGTAGCTCAATACGTCCGTATTTCTTCGGATGCCGGCTATGTCCACCGCACCGCCCATCAACACGCAGTACCCGGACTCGGTAGTGCCTGGGTCAATCGCAAGGATCGGAAATCGGCCGCGGCTCATGCCGTTACCGCCCGTCGATAGCTAGGCCAGTCGAAGATGACCATCCGGCCGCCGCCCTCTCGCATACGGTCGACTACGCGCTCCCCCAGGTATTCGGTCAACGGCTGTTTGGCCAGGTTGCTAATCAGGATCGTCGGGCGCAGATTCTCGTAGCGCCCGTTGATGATCTCGAACAGGATCATCTTTTCAGTCTCGCTACCAAACTGGATGCCAACCTCATCCAACACCAGAAGATGTGGCTCGATCAGGGCGTCTATGGCCTGCTGCTCGGTCCGCTCCGCGCCCTTGCTGTAGGTTTCCTTCACCGACCGAATGGCGCCCAATACCGTCGTGAAGACCGCCACCCGATTTTGAGCAATCACTTCGTGGCAAATCCCCACGGCCAAGTGCGTTTTCCCCGCCCCTACGCCGCCGCAGAAAATGAGGCTCCGGCCCGACTTCAGGGCATCATCGAACTCGCGAGCGAAATCTTTGGCGATCTGCAAGGCTCCCGCGGGGCCGCCAGAATGAGCAACATAATTGGACAAGCGTCGGTCGGCAAACCTGGGGGGAATGGCGGCACGGCCAAGAAGGTACTCGGCACGACGAGCGCGATACTCAGCCTCGGCAGCAGCTGCCTCCTGTGCGCGACGTGCGGCGATGTTTTCCTCGGCGCATGTTGGGCAGAACGGCGCGCGGCCGCCAAACACGATGCTTTCGAACTCGCCGTGCTTGTCGCAGTGGCCGGCCGCCTTGTTCAGGCTAGAAGCTGCCATCCGCCTCAACCCCGGCTCGGTAGTCCTGTTCTGCAAAGTTTCCATGTCGTGTCGCTCCTGTCGTTGCCCCGTTAGCCTTTACCCAATCCGCCTCAAACCCTTGCCACCCTCGCTCGATGCACTTTCGCAACGTCTGGTCGAGCGTCCAGCCCGCTTTCTCGGCCTCCCGTCGGACGCCTGCAAGGGCCACCTCCGTGAGTGGGGCGCGCTTTCTGGCTCGCAGGGCCAAGAACTCAGTCGCCACGTCGGCAGGAACTCCCAGGGATTCCAGGTCGGCAGCCGTGACGGCAGGCGCAGAATTCGACCTCCCCCGCTTGCGGGGGGTAGGGGGGTGTTCTTTATTTGTTTCTTGGTTATTGGTTATTGGTTCTTGGTTAGCATTGCCTTCGCTATGCGTTCGCATTGCGTTCGCACTACCATCGCACTCCGTTGGCTTTGCCTTGGCATTTCCAGCCCAGCGCTTCGCTGCAGAATCTGCCGCCTTGGCGCTTTTCGCCTGGTATGCGGCAATCTCTTCGTCGGCCCGTTTGTTGTGCCAGAACCCGTCCTTCAGCACGAAGAACTCCGCCAGCACCACGGGCACCGCCTCCCTTTCCTCCTGAGTCCTGGCGCCGACCCAACGACACACTTGCTGGATGTCGTCAACGATGGGTTGCTCTTCCGAGTAGTACCGGCGCAGCAGTCGGCTGTAGATTGCGTCCTCGATCAGGCTCAAGTGCATCGTGGCCTGGGCGTAGTCGCCTATGTTGTGGCTGTAGTAGTTCATGCCGGCACCTTCAGCCCTGCGGCTTGCATAGCGCCTTCAGGTACCTCGAAATCGTGGGCGAGCAACCATTCGATGCAGGCAACCAGCAATGTGCGCTGGCGGCCGTATTCGGCTTCGAATCGGGCTTTGTAGGGATGAACGGCGATCATCCACTTGCCGCCCGTGCCATCTTGGTGGTGACCGGCGCAGAGCGGCAGGACGAGCCAATGTGCTTCCGGCTTGGTGCGGCCGTCGATGTGGTGGATCGAAGTCCAGGTGTTGTAGAGCCCCTCTTTGCGGCAAGCGATGCAGCCCACGTGCTGACAGAGCATGTCGTGGAAACGCTTCTGTTCGCGGGAGACGGTGCGGCCCTTAATCATTGCTTCACCCACCCCGGCACATCGACCGGATCAGAGAAGACGACGCCGTTTTCGGCGCCCCAGGCATAGATTGATTCGATCAGGCTGGCCATGCCGCGCACGCCCATGGAGCGAGTCTGTGCGCCCAGGGTGACGACGCCCTGCCCATCCAGGGAGGGAACGACTCGGGCAGCGTGGCCGCCTTCCTGGCGCGCCCAGGCATCCACTAGCAAGCGTTTCCAGTCATCGATGCTCAGTTGCTGGCCCATCCACTTCTGCTGACGGGATATGTCGCCCAGCATCGCGTGGAGCTTGGCGTTCTGTTCCACGTTGCGCGTCGGTTCCTTTGGGGGCTGGAAGACGTAGCCATCCGGGGCGTCGATCACGGCCTGAATCGCCATGCGCCGGGTATGGGGGGTCAGGCGGAGCTGCTTCATTCCGACATCCCCTGCATGCGCTGCGACACCCCCTCAGCTGCCGTCTGCAGGACACGCTTGGCCTGGTTGATCGCTTCAATTTCCTGGGGGTCAACTTTCCCGTCAGCGAGAGCCGCGTGGATAGTCTGCATGAACTGGCCTTGGGCGACGCTGGTTTCGACCACGGCCTCCAGCACCGACATATCGCTATCGGAGCGATCGCCCTCGGGCGCCTTGATAAGTAGAAGCCCGCGCGAGTGCGCCCAGGCACGCAGCATCCGCTCGTCGTCGGTCATGGCTACCAAGCGCTGAGCCTCGGCAAACGATAGATGGTGCGTGTCATTATTCGGGTTCACCTTGTTGCGCAGCACCGCCGGGGATATCCCGACGCGGGGCCCCAGAGATTCGCTGCCGCCCGGGTAGTCATGGACCGTGTGGTATGCCGCGTCTGTGGTGTTCATGTCTCGTATCTCCGAACGTATTAATTGCTGTGGTGGTGGTGCAAACTGCTGGTCATGGAAAACAACGAAGAGCCAAAACCTACAAAGGGAATCCGCCTTACTGCTCGTATTGGCACCACCCCCTATTCGCCTGCTCCAAAGCCTGATCAAGATGTTGTTGGTGAACTACAGGTGGATGTGCGGGAGGATCCTAGACAGGACCGGGATGCGCATTAGCCTGTTTTTCTCCAGCCAGTTCCGGCCAAATCCGCTCCCAGTCGTCCGGGCACAGATCACGGCGCGTGACCGCACCGTTGGTGGCACGCTCGATGTCGGCGCAGCGTTCAAGGGGCACTGGTCTACGGCCGGACGCCCAATCGCTCATATTCGAAATCGGCGCGCCGATAGCGCGTGCCAGTGCCGACAAGCGGCCCCGCTCTTGAGTCAGGTAATCGGACAGTTTCATGCGCCTAATTTAGCGAAACGCGAAACGTTAGTCAATAGCGTTACGCGCATATCGGTCTTTCGCGTTTTGCTATCAAATTCGGCGCATGAGAGACATTGACGAGATAAGGCGAGCCAACCTGCGCCGCCTCGAAGCCGAATTCATGGGGCCTGCCGCCACCGCGAAAGCGCTTGGCATGTCGCCTGCCCAATTCACAAATCTTCGTGATGGAGCAAAAGACTCCAAGACCGGCAAGCCCAGAGGCATGCGCAAGGAAACCGCATGGCGAATCGAGGACGCTGCCGGAAAGCCGCGGGGCTGGTTAGACACTGTTCACTCTGACGAGGAGGCCGCTAACCCCACCGGGATAACCCTACTTCCCACGTCTGCGACACGATCCGTTACCATCAGTCAATATGACACGGGGGGCAGGATGGGAGCGGCTGGGGTGGAACTGAAGGATCAGCCGGGCGTAATCGAGAGCTGGAGAGTCAGCCGCGAATGGCTGGAGAAGAACGTGCGCGGCTACTCCCAGGTAAACAGCCTTTGCATAGTGACCGGGTTCGGCGATTCCATGCGCCCAATGTTTAACCCCGGCGATCCGCTGATCATCGATTCCAGCGTACGGTCGGTCGAGTTCGACGCCGTGTACTTTTTCAGGGTCGGCAACGAGGGTTTCATCAAGCGCCTTCAACGGGTGCCTGGCAAGGGTTTACTGGCGATCTCAGAAAACCCGGCGTATCGGGATTGGGTGATAGACCCAACCATGGACCTGGAAGTGTTCGGCCGTGTGCTCAAGGTTTGGCGCAGCGAGGACTTTTAATTGTGTCTACTCCCCTCTCCCAGGCTTCTATCGTAGCCCCGCTTCTCGTGATGGCGCTTTCAGGGTGCATGGCACCCTACGAGTCCATGAAGAATAACCAGTACAGCCAGGTCGAACCGCAGGCTACTCCAGACGAATTGGCGGGGACCTGGACGGGCACTAGCGGCCCATACCTTATGACGATCAAGCTTGGCGCAGAAGGGCGGGGCATGTCCTGCGCCAGCTGGCAGGCTAACGAGTCCGTCAACAATGTGAAGTATTCCGGTGGCCGCCTCTATTTCCCCGATGGGATGCAGATGACGGTGGGCGCAGAAGGTGGGCAGTTAGTGGCCGTCTACGACCAGAAAGGCATGGAGCCGATCAGGCTCAACCCCGACACCGAGCTAGTCGAAGCGTCACCGTACTGTAGGGACAAGTTGCGCTAGCCCCAACGAAGAAGCCGCCCGAGGGCGGCTAGGGGAGACGGCACTCCATCGCGGGGACGGCCCGCGCTCCTTAACTCGGCCTGCGTAGAACCAATCGACCTGCACATCTATCGTCGACCTGCTCAAAACCAGTCAACCTGCATTTTTTTTGACGACCTGCAGTTTTTCGAGTAACCTGCACCTTCCTAAACTCACCGGGTGAACAGATGACTACGGGCCTTGCACGAATTATTGCCAATCATGACCGCTCGCTTGAAGAATCGCCTGAAGGTCCGATCCAGCTGCGCAGGCGGTCCTACGCGGTTACGAATTTGCGAGGCGGCATAGGAAAATCCACGTTGTCTTTCAATCTGGCGTGGATGTTCACGCGCCACCACTCGACGTTAATCGCGGATTTATGCCCACAACGGAATCTGACCGAATCGATCATGCGCGGGCAGAAGCCAGAGGTAACTATCAGCCACGCACTCAACCCAAAAGTCTTGGGACCAGCTTTTGGCGAAGTGCCGCAAGATATTTCCTATCGCGCCAGCTCTTTGAACGATCACTTCAAAGGTGGCAAATCGGGGTTTCTGGTGCCTGGCGACGGATCGCTATTTGCTTTTCCCTCGGCGCTGTATCAACAACTGCAGCAAGCTATGGCGGCCGGAAACAAAAAAGCCGTTTCCAACATCCTATTCAGCCTGCGAGATGTCCTGTCGGAAGAGGCCTTGGAAAAGAAATGTTCGCGAATCTTGATGGACTGCAGCCCGTTTTATGGCGGGGGAACTCATCTATCTTGGTGCGCATCGGACGCCCTCATCATTCCAGTCCGTGTAGACGAACATTCAATTGAATCGCTTGACATCACGCTTGGAATGCTCGCCAACCCTGACAGCGACTTCAACGTATGGGGCGCTCGCGCGGGTGGTCTCAAGCCTCCAAAGGTTGCAGCTATTGTCATGACGATGGTGGGCGCGCGCAGCCCCAAAAAGGGCGTTAAGGACCGAGCTTCGCAAATGTACGTTGAGCGTGCATACGCGACCGCCGCCAAATACCCGGAATTGTTCGACGTAGATGACCCGGCGGATGCATTCGCAATAACGGATGACTTCATGTCGGCCGGCAGAATTAGCGGCGCGGAAGGCATCCCTATACCCAAGCTGAAGGTAGGGCAATTCCACACGGTGAATGGCAGCAGGCTGCAGGTCAATCAATCTCAAACCAAGTACCGAAAGGAACTGGAATACCTGCTAAGCATTCTCTGATATTGGTGCTCCCCCCGGCCTCCCCCGGGAAGCTCACAAGGCTGGTAATTTGTAACAACCGCCCTCCCCGGGCGGTTTTCTTTTGGGCTAACGGGACAGGCAGGTGTTGATGGACTCAGCCAGGCGCTCAAGCTCCTGGACCACCTCCAGGCCGTCAGATCCAGACCAGGCGCCAATGGGGATGAATCCCATCTGAGCCGACCCTTCCAGTCGCTGATCAAGCTTGTCGAAGACATAGGCGCGCTCGCCATCCGCTATCGACGCGTCTAGCGTATATCTCACGGTTGTCGTCTGCGGCGTCATCAACGTCACTTGTGTGAACCGTGTGGCCCCTTCGGCCACTGCGCGCCGCCTGTCTTCAGCCATGAATCGAACCACGTCGACCCCTACCGGCAGGGCGTCCACGTTCTTGGCAATACACAGCGGGAGCGCGTCACGGCTCTTCGGCGGCTTGCCTGGAAACTGAAACCTGGCGCTAGTGATGTACTCCTGGCCATACGAGTTCTTCGCGAAACTCAACCCGTCGTACCGCGACAACGCGGGATCCTTACCTACGGCGCACCCGCTCAATACCAGAACCCCCATCGCGGCAACGGCTTTCTTCATTTCCTTCCCCTGGTAACGGCCTGAGTCTGAATCGTACAGCAGCCTGCCGACCCCAACATATTTTGCGTTTCGCTATTGACAAGTCATTTCGCGTTTCGCTAATATTCACCCAACGCAGCAAAGAACGGTTCACCGCCAAGCGGGGCCAAGTAGGGCTGCAAGCAGTACCCGCTCTTTAACACGACGAAGCACAAACGTTCCGCGCCCGCAGTGATGCGACGCGACAGGGGAGATATCGGACGCCCTGGACAGAAAGATGCCGAAAAACGCCCGCGCAAGGTGGCTGGACTGACTAAGGCTGGCCAGGTGCAGAGCCTGGCGGCGTGGGCGCGATCCAGTAGGACGCCAAGAATCGATCGATGGCGAGTAATCGATCGATGACCACCGGGAGCAGTCCGGGAACCACTGACCATTGCGAGCCGGGATAACCGGGAGTTGCGCAACTGGCAGTGACGGGCGGGGCGGCGCTGAGGCTATGTCTCGCGCTGCCCTGCCCCGGAATCATCCGCCTGCCCTGTGACAGAGGGCATACGGATGGGAAACGCGAGCCTGACCGCGCACAGGCCCATGGGGGACATGGTTAAAGCCCCAATCCGAAGCGCCATTCGATGAGTGCTGCGCTCTGTATGGACAAGGAGACAGACATGGAATTGCCGATCAAGCGTAAGCCTGGGCGTCCGCGAAAACCGGGCGGACCATTTAAGCGGCTCTCGATCAGCATGCCTACTGATGTGAAAGGGGGGCTTGATTATGCCGCGGCCCTAACTGGGATGGGCACAAGTGACCTCGTGACCGCCTGCGTGCGCATAGGACTTCGCCAAGCCATTCTCGACGCAATGCAAACGAAGATCGAAAGCCTTGGCGCGAGAGGCTCCCCTCTGACCGCAGCCGACATCCTTCGGGTTTATGGCTTGCCGGAAGATCTATTTGGATGATTCGCGCCCTACAGCGTAATGGAGAGAGATATGGAAACGCCTCCCAAACGAAAGTTAGGGCGCCCGAGAAAACCGGGCGGTCCCGATCAGCAGTTCTCAATTCGAATGCCTGAGCATGAGCGGCTGAAATTGTTATGCGCCTCTAAGGCAACCGGAAAAAGCAAGAGTCAACTGATCGCCCGGTGCGTCAACCTATCGCTTAATCAGGTTTGCATCGAGGTTCTTGACGAGCAAGCGCGACGGCTGAGGGAGTTGATCAACCCCACTCCCCTCCCTGACGAAGCAATGGCAGGTGAGCAGGAAATCGACTAGGAGAAAGAAATGTTTGAAATCGAGAAAAACGTCCCGATGTCGCATGGAAACGCCATATACCCGTTTGAAAAGATGGATGTAGGCGATTCGTTTGTGGTGCCCGCCAGTTTTGTCGCCAAGGTACGAGCCGCAGCCAGTTTTCATGGCAAGCGTCACGGTCGGAAGTTCTCGGTTCGCCACGTCGGTGACGACCAATGCCGCTGTTGGCGGGTTGAATAATGGGGAAGCCATGCCGATAGCGGTATGCCTTGTAACCCTTGTTGTGCTGGTAGTGGTTGCCGCTTTCGTTGCTACAGCAGACGCCATCCGCCGCCAGGATGAGGACGAACATTACTAGGAGGTCGCCATGACCAGATATGCCGCAACCCTATACACCGCGCTCGGGCTGGCAGTAGGAACGCTAGGCGGCGGTACGGTGATGCACTACCAGAAGCCCGACAAAGTAACGCTGTACATGCCTGACTGGACTTGTACGGTGAACGTCGCTACCGACCGGCTGCAGTGTGAGCGTAAGACGGCTGGGACGTTGTAAGCGTTTTGCTGGCCGTGCCGCGAGTATGCCGGGATTGCCTCACCCGGAAGTGACTGGGACCACCACACCCAGCCGCTAGACACCCCGGAAAGACGGGGGCCTTCCGTGCTGAGCCCTGTTCTAACCCCGCATGGCAAGTCCGTTACCCTGGCCTCAACCCAGGGGCAGGGTTCAGCACGGAGGGCAATCCTCCCAGAGTCTCCTCAGGTGCTGGATAGTCCCCCAGCCGGCTGGCCCACGAAACGGGCCGTCCTCAAGAGTGGCGGCTGAGCGTCGATCAAGCAAGCCGAGTGCCCCGTCGATACTAGGGGCTACCTGCAGGGCTCGGGACTGCTCGGGCAGCCGCCACCCTTGAGGACTCCATCACTTTCAACTTTCCAACCGTGCAGGGTTGGCGGAGTTCCTCACCCTTCAATGGGGGAAAGCAGATGCCGATGCCCGCCGTTACTAGGGCCGATCAATCGGTGCAGCGAGTACCCCTCCCCCTTAAGGCGCCACCCCACGACCCGCCAATACTGCCGAGTGCGCACGACGCATGAGGGCGGTTAGTGCAGGAGCGCCGCCCTTTTCACTGGAGCCAATCATGAACCTCATGGCATGGCCTGAACCCGACCTGAACCCGCCCGAGCCGCCGCCGCTGACCGCATCGCCCCATTCCGTGCTGGAAGTGCTGCAGAACCCGACGGCATGGGATGTGGACGGTCACGATGCGATCTGGTGGACGGAGCGCCTGGAAGAACGGGGACTTTTCGAGAACCTGACCCGCGGCGACAGGGCTGTGATGCTTATGGCCGTGTTGTCGACCACCAACACTTGGGCGAACCGCCTGAAGGTGGAGATCCTGAGCGCAGTCAAAGTCGAACTATCGGAGTGAGCCATGAGCGAGGAACTTCAGGACATTCTGGAGCAGTACCGGGCGATGAGGGTGGCGCTCGAAAAGCTGCTTGAGCTCCCTTATGCCAAGGAACAACTGCGATTTCTCGACGGGGGAATCGGCACGAAGACACGCAACGCAGTATGGCTGGAAGCCCGCCACGCTCTCGCCACGCCCAAGGGAGAACCGCCATGCACCGCCTGATCAACTTCCTTCGCCGCATCGACATGCACCAATGGGTAGCCATCTACGCCGTGATCTGCGCCATCGTAGGCGTCTACGGGTCGGTGCAGCAGATGGATGAGGAAGCGCGGCTTGTTGAGATTGCGAACCGGCAATGAAACCCGAAGACCATTACCTACCCGGCGTCGCAGATGAGTTCCTGCGCGCCCAACGCGGCCGCATCGTAGCCGCCATCAATCAGCCCGAGTCGCACGAATTACAGGAGTTAAGCCATGTCCATCGCCGTAATGATTCTGGGCCCGTCTGGGTCCGGGAAGTCGTTCAGCCTTGCCAACCTGAATCCCGATGAAGTCACCCTGATTCAGCCGATCAAGAAGCCTCTCCCATTCAAGTCGGGCGAGTGGAAGCTCCGCACACCAGAGGACAAGTCCGGGGCCATCTATCGCACAGACGACGCTGCCAAGATCGAAACTGCGATACGGCGAACTGACCGAGACATCATCATCGTTGATGACTACCAAGCAGTACTGACCAACGAACTGATGCGGCGCAGCACCGAGAATGGCTTCCAGAAATTCGCGGACATTGGCCGGGGTGCTTGGAACATCTTTACGGCGGCCGGCGACCTGGAAGAACACAAGCGCGTCTACATCCTAGCCCATACCCAAACCGATGACTTCGGGAACATCCGAATGAAGACGGTTGGCAAGATGGTGGACGAGAAGGTTGTCCCTGAAGGTTACTTCACTATCGTCCTGCGGGCCGAAATGATCAACGGCCAACACGTTTTCGCCACGCAAAGCAACGGCCAGGACTGCTGCAAATCCCCCCCCGGCATGTTTGACGGCATGCACATCCCTAACGACCTCGCGGCCGTCGATGCTGCCATCTGCGAGTTCTATGGACTTACTCAACCCGCCTGAGAAATGACAATGCGAAACTACGAGTTCAATGAAGAATCCGCCCGCCAAGCCGGCGCGAGCAATTACATCGACGCCTCCGGGAAGTACAAGGGCGCCTTCACCCTCGCCAAGCAAGTAATCAGCCGCAAGGGAACCGAGGGCATCGAATTCAGCTTCGAGGCAGACGACGGTCGGACCGCGAACTTTCTCCAGCTGTGGACGTTCGACGCTGACGGGAAGCCCCTGTACGGCAAAAAGGTTCTGGATGCCCTGCTCTGCTGCGCCCGCCTCAAAACGCTGACGGCCAAAGAAGAAACGATTCAGGGAAAGAACGGGCCCGAAAAGGCCATCGTTTTCCCAGGTCTGGTCGGACGCAAGATTGGCCTGCTCCTTCAGAAGGAGGGCTATATCAAGAGCAACGGCGACCCTGGCTACAAGTTCAACATCTATGCCTCCTTTCATGCCGACACGGAGTTGATGGCCGTTGAGCTGCTGGACGGCAAGACGGCTCCCGAAATGCTCCCCAAAGTCCTGGAAGGCATGGCCGACAAGCCGGCGCCCACTGCTCGGCAAACCACATCCCAAACTACGGCCATGAGCGAGAATCCGGCCGACGACTGGTAAGGAACCGCCATGAGCAACGTCACCCTCTACAGCCTCGCGGCTGAATACCGTGCGGACCTCGAGAAGCTGGCCGATTTGGATCTTCCGGATGACGCCATGCAGGACACTCTCGAAAGCCTGGGCGGCGAACTGGAAGTCAAGGCGCAAAACGTCGTGGCCTTTTCCCGCCACCTTGAGAAGCTGGCAGAGAACATGAAGGATGCCGAGGCTGAAATGGCGAAGCGGCGCAAGGCCGTCGAAGCGAAGTCCGCTCGACTGAAGGCCTACGTTCTGGACTGCATGCAGCAGAACGGCATCCAGAAGATCGACTGCCCCTGGTTCTCACTGAGCATTGCCAAGAACCCGCCAGCGGTGGAAATCGAGGACGAACGGCAGATTCCGCAGGACTACTTCACCAGCCCCCCGCCGCCACCGCCTCAGATCGACAAGACCCTGATCAAGAAGGCGCTGCAAGACGGCTTCGATGTTCCCGGTGCCCGCCTGCGTCAAGGTTTCCGGCTCGCCATCCGGTAACTCCCCGGCAGCTCACCTTAACCAAATGGAGGCCCACTTCGGTGGGCTGCTTTCTTATTGCCTGGAGAAATGGCATGACCCCCGCACCGAACCCGCAGGACGATGGCGGCCCGGCTTTCCCAATCCCCATCGCCGGGTGCACCGACGGAGGCGTATACAACGCCCTTGAGCAGAGCGCTGGCCAACTTGGCGGCATGTCCCTGCGCGACTACTTCGCTGCCAAGGCGATGCAGGGGATGATCAACAGCCAATCCTACGAGGATGGCGACTGGGAGCAGAGCGAAATCGCCAAGCAAGCGTATGACATGGCCAGCGCCATGCTCCGCGCCCGCCAGGAGTCCAGCCATGGCAGTTAACGCGCAAGAGCTGTGGGATTTGCTCAATGACTTCGGCAATGCAGCTCAGGGGCGAGACTGGGAGACAGACGCGCAAGCCGCGGCCCAAAATTACTCCAACAAAGCGGCGAACCTGTGGCGAGGAATTATCGCCCTTCTCGACGAGAACGAGGCGCTGAGCAAGCAGGTGGAAGAGTTGCGCGAGGAGGGGGCCGCAGCCGTCCGTTGGGCGCCTAGTTCAGCGCATTGGTCTTGCGAGCTGAAGCGGCTGTTTGGCGACGACGCACGGCAAGGGATTGATGCCCTGGAGAAGCGACTGCGGTATGCCCAAGCCGAGAACCACGCCCTGCGCGGAGAACGCGATGTGCTGGCCGACATCCTGCGCGATGCACTTGGCCCTCTGCAAGTCGACCTGTTGAATGCCGAGGCTGACGGCGATTGCGAGGACAGCCGAGATTTGCGAGCCATCATCGACCGAGCCGAAGCCGCATTGAATCCGCCCGCCCCGCCCCAAGGAGATGGAGCATGACCAGCAGGTCGCCGTATTTCATCGAGGGGCCCGCGGTTATCCAGTTCAGTGGCGGCCGAACCAGCGGGTTCATGCTACGCCAGATTCTGGATGCGCACGGCGGAACGCTACCGGCCGACGTTCAAGTTTCGTTCCAGAACACAGGCAAGGAACGCGAGGAAACGCTGGCGTTTATCGAGGAGTGCAGCCAGCGCTGGGCGGTGCCGATCACGTGGCTGGAATGGGACGGGTTCGAAAACGGAAGCCGTTCGCGGTGCCTATACCGTGTTGTGGACTTCCATTCAGCCAGCCGGAAGGGCGAGCCTTTCGCGGCCATGATCGACGCGCTGGGGCTGCTGCCGAACCCTGTGGCCCGAACCTGCACGGCGAATCTGAAGATTAAGACCAGTCGCGCATGGATGTTGGCCCATGGCTACAGCGAGTGGGATTCCGTCATGGGTATCCGCGCCGATGAGCCGCGACGGGTTGCCCGATTGAACGCTCCTGGCCGGGATAACAGCGCGGGAACGCCCTATCTGCCCCTCGCCAGAGCCGGCGTGCGCAAAGCCGACGTTCTGGCCTTCTGGCGCGCACAGCCTTTTGACCTTCGTCTCGATCCGCGCGGCGATCTTGGGAACTGCGATCTATGTTTTCTTAAATCCCGGCTCAAGCTCGTGAGTGCCATTCGCCGCGAACCGGCGAGACACATCTGGTGGGCTCGGCAAGAAGATCGCCCCATTGGTGCGACATTTCGGTCGGACCGGCCTCGGTACACCGAGCTTGCTCGGGAGGCCGAATTCCACGCCCGACAGGGCACCCTGCCCAACGTGGAGACCGAGGATGACGCCTTGGTCGATTGCATGTGCGGAGATTGACATGAACCAGCCTGTCACAGCACCCGAAGCCCCGCAAGAAGACCCGGACGTGATGACCCCGACCGAGGAAGACGAATGGAAGATTCTGGATCAACAGCGAGCCTCACGCCAGTCGCAGTGATTGAGTACTGGGCGGACATGCTCGAGCGCACCGCAAAGCACACAATGGCCGTCTACATCCTGCGCGAGTACGCCAGGGTTAGGAAGGCTTGGGACGAAAGGAAAGGGAATGACTAATACAGCGCATGAAGATCAGTTCTTGCCGCATCCGGATGATGTGGCCCAGGCCAGCGCCGAGGCGATGAATGGCGCGGCGCGGCAGATCGCCGCCCTGGCCGCGCAGCCTGCCGCGAGCGCGCACCCTATACCGCAGCCGCTGCGCGACACATTCAGCGCCATCGAGGATTCTGCGCCGTCCGCCAACGGCATGCAGGTTTTTACCCAGATGCGGACTGCCGTGCAGTCATTTTTCCAAGCCCAACCTGCCGCGAGCGCGGAGCCGGGCGACGAGGAAGCCGTGAAGGCGCACATGGCCCTGGTAAGTGACTACGGCAGCGCAAAGAATCTGCAAGGCGAATATTTGGAATCCGGCGACCACGATTCTTTCGTGAGGATTACAGAGGATGCTGTCGCCCGGTATTGCGCTATCCAATCCAGCGCCCGCGCCCTTCTATCCCGCTACGGCAGGCCCGCAGGGGATGCGCAGCACTATGAAGCTGCCCTGCGCCAGATCGGCGATTACGCCCACGACCACAGCACAGGGCCGGCTGTTCCCGATGCGCTGTGGGCCGTCCGAAGCCTGGCGTATGACGCACTTAGCGACGCACCAGTGGCCGCGCAGAAGGCGGACGATGGGGAGGCGTGATGGCTGAGCTACCGAAGTTACAGGTGTCATTCTCGGGTGGCCGATCCTCTGCGCTGATGGCATACCTTGTGAAGAAGCACTGGTCGAACTTGTATGAACTGCGCTTTGTCTTCTGCAACACATCATTCGAGGATCCGCGCACGCTTGATTTCGTTGACGCCGTTGACCGCGAATTCGGGCTGAACTTGGTATGGCTGGAAGCAGTGGCCAACCACGACGAGCGAAAGTCGAGTGGTCACCGCGTGGTGACCTACCAAACGGCGGCTCGCAACGGCGAGGTATTCCGCGATATCGTAGCCAAGTACGGCCTGCCCAATCGCACCTTCAAGCTATGCAACCGTGAGCTGAAGCTGAACGCGATGAAGTCGTACATGCGCTCGATAGGCTGGACCGGCTACTACAGCGCTGTGGGCATACGAGCCGACGAGCCGCGCCGCGTGTCGCCCTCAGCCGATTCCGCACGAATCCTTTATCCGCTGGTTCATACGTGGCCTGTCGATAAACAGGACGTTCTGGAATTCTTCGAGCAGTTCGATTGGGATCTGGCGATTCCGGAACATCTCGGCAACTGTCGGGCATGCTTCCAAAAGTCCGATAGGAAGCTGGCAGCCGTCTACCGTGACGATCCGGCCGCCTTCGATTTCGTCGGCCAGCTTGAGCGCGACTTTGAGCATGTCGGGCCCAACAATCGACCAGGGCCAAGGCGCTGGTTTCGGCTGGAAAGGACGAGTGCCGACATGCGCAGTTCGTTCGACCTGGCAGACGGGAACATCCTGCCATACGACGACACTTCCGGCTCATGCAGCGAATCCTGCGAAGCCTTCCAGACCGAATTGGCGCTGGAGTTCATATGAAGCGCCGCTATAGCATCACCGTCCACCCGCGCTTCGACGTGTCCTTCACCGATACGCCGGAGCGCGTCGAGCTTATGCGAAAGGCGGGTTTGGAAATCGACGAGCTCTGCAACACCGTGCCCTCCTGGCTCCCGCACTGGCTGGTACGCATCTGGTGCCGGGTGCAGGATGGGTGGCAGTGGCTGAAACTGTTTTGAGGAAATCACATGGACAAATCTAACTTGGGCGTCATCGCCCTCATCGCCTGGGTGGCGCTCTCCTGGCTGACCCATGTGGTCGTCTGCCTGAAAACCGCGTCCTGGGGCTTTCTGGTCGCAGGTTCGATCTTCTTCCCGGTGGCCGTGATCCACGGTACCGGGCTTTGGTTTGGGATGTTCTAGGCGTGACAGACGCTATCGAGCGGGTCATTGCGACCACGCGCACGAACTGGATGCCCGACTAGTGCGGGCTTTGTTTTGGAGGCGATATGGAAACGTTTCTATCCCCCGAGGAACTTACCCGCCTGACGGGTTATAAGTCCTCCGCTTGGCAGCGCCGCTGGCTGAAATCCAACCGGTGGCGATTTGACCAGGATCGGCTCGGAAGACCTATCGTCGCCCGGGCCTATTACCTCAAGCACCTCGGCATCACGGCCCCCGATGCGAGCAGTGCAGAACCAAATTGGGAGGCAGTAGGGGTTGCCTGATGGGCAGGAAGCGACTTACGAATACCCACCTAAGCCTGCGGGTGTATGTCAAGCATGGCCGTTACCGGGACACTTACTACACGATCATCGCCGGGAAGTACCATGGCCTTGGCAATGACCGGGCCCACGCAGAGCGCAAGGCCCGCGAGCTTCACGGCGGCGCATACGTCCGGGGAACCATCGCCGACATGTGCCTGAGCTTCATAGCATTCCAGCGGGACTTGATCGCCTCTGGGGACCCATCCGCCCTGGCTCCCCGGACGGTCGACGACTACGAGTCGGCCTTCATGGTGCACATCATCCCGAAGTTCGGCCACATGAAGCCGTCAGAATTCCGGCCATCGCACAAGGGCAAGTACCTGGATCTGATGCGGGCAAAGGGCCGGGGCGTTAGGGCCAACCGGGAAATGGCCGCACTCGGGTCGGCGTTCAACTACGGGATTCGGCGTGGCATGGCCGAGGTCAACCCCTGCCACGGCGTCAGCCGAAACCCCGAGCGGCCCAGGTCGCGGCGCCCGGAGAAGGTCGAGGTCAACGCATTCCTGCAGATCGCACAGAAGCGCGGTGAGGGCAGCTACATGACGGCCCTGATCGGCCTGATGGTCGGCATAACCGGGCGGCGGCGGGCGGAAGTCCTGGAGTTGCAGAAGTCAGCCATCACCGAGGGCCATGTGCGCGTGGTAGCCGCCAAGCGCAAGGCCGGGGAAGCTGAGCGGGTCTATGAGATTCAGTGGACGCCGCTGCTGCGCCAACTGCTGGGCGAGGCCCTGCGGATGTCGCAAAAGCACGACAACGACTATGTGTTTACGTCGAGATCGGGAGCGCCCTACACCGACTCAGGTTTCAAGGCCAACTGGTCAAAGATCATGCATGCCTACGTGCTGGCTGGCGGCGAGCGCTTCACGGCGCACGACCTGCGGGCCATGTACGTCACGGAAATGATCGAGCAGGGGAGGAACCCAGAGACGCACAAAAACCCTGCCACGACGCGCCGTGTTTACGACCGTCGCCGCAAGGTCAAAGTGCAGCCCTTGGCGTGAAATATTAGAAAGCGCCCGAACAATTAGAAAATGTTAGTGGGCGCTATCGCCAGGAGGCTTTAATTTGGGGTGGCTGATGGGACTCGAACCCACGACAACCGGAATCACAATCCGGGACTCTACCAACTGAGCTACAGCCACCATTGCTACTGCAAAGAGGCCGCATTCTAGCATATATTTCCGGCGTGCACCGTGGCGGCCAATCCCGCGGGGGGATTGTTCTTGCTATTCTGTGGCGCTTGGCCGGAACGGACATCCGGCGCACTGGCGCGACTTCCTTTTCAGGCTACTTATGGATCGCTTCGACGAGCTGTTACGCGAATATTGGCCGCATCTGGTGTTTGCAGTCAGCGTGCTGGCTGGCACCGGGGCCGCGGTGCATGCTGCGATGACCAAGCAGGACGTGCGCGCCGCCATCGGCTGGGTGGGCGTTACGCTGTTCTCGCCGTTGTTCGGGGCGCTGTTTTATTTTGTGGCGGGCGTCAATCGCATTCACCATACGCGGGTTTCGCAGCAGCGCGACGAAGCCATGCTGGCCTACGCCGGGCATGCGCAATCGCCCGTGAGCGACGTCGTGCCATTTTCCGCGCCGCAGTTTGCATCGCTGAAGATCCTGGGCGACAAGGTCAGCCACTTTTCGCTGCTGGGCGGCAATTCCGTGCGCCCGCTGGGCGGCGGCGACGAAGCCTATCCGGCCATGATGCAGGCCATACGCAAGGCCGAGCATTGCATCGCCTTGCAAAGCTATATCTTCGACAGCGACGCCATAGGCATAGAAATGGCCCAGGCGCTGATCGAGGCTCACGAACGCGGCGTGCAGGTGCGCGTGCTGATCGATGCGATCGGCAGCCGGTATTCGCACCCGCCCATCGTGCGCCGCCTGCAGCGCGGCGGCGTGCGCACGGCGCGTTTCATGACCAACCCGCTGGGCGTGCTGCGCATGCCTTATGCCAACCTGCGCAGCCACCGCAAGATCCTGGTGGTGGATGGCCGCATCGGCTTTACCGGCGGTATGAACGTGCGGGCGGCATTCGTGCGGGCGATCGCGGGCGACGCCACCAATGAAGACGTGCATTTCGAACTCAACGGCCCCATTGTTGCGCAGCTGATGTCGGTGTTCGCGCACGACTGGAACTTCACCACGCACGAAACCCTGGACAGCGCACCGTGGTTCCCGCCGCCCAGCGGCCCGCTGCCCGGCACGGTGCCCATGCGCTGCGTACCTTCGGGGCCCGACCGAGCGGTGGTCAGCACCCGCAACATGTTGCTGGGGGCCCTGGCGGTGGCGCAGAAGCACATCCGCATACAGTCGCCCTATTTCCTGCCGGACCAGCCGCTCATCGGCGCGCTGGCGACCGCGGCGCGGCGCGGCATCACGGTCGATATCGTGATTCCCGGCCGCAACAACCTGCGCCTGGTCAATTACGCCATGACCGCGCAACTGGACCAGATCGTTCGCACCGGCTGCCGGGTCTGGCGCTCGTCCGGCCCGTTCGATCATTCCAAACTGATGACGGTGGATGGCGCGTGGTCGTATATCGGGTCGTCCAACCTGGACCCGCGCAGCCTGCGCCTGAATTTCGAGCTGGACACCGAGATCTACGACCGCGACCTGGCGTCGTGGATCGCCGCGCGTATCGACAGCCGCATCGCCAATGCGCGCCAGGTGACGCTGGAAAGCCTGTATGGCGAGCCGTTCTTGAAGCGGTTGCGCAACAAGGTGATCTGGCTGGCGTCGCCGTATCTGTAG